CCCGTCTATCTACTACCAGCAAATATGCTAGAAGTTACAATTAATCGACCACATCCAACTAACGCCCCCCGAAGGTGTTGGATGTTCCGAGATGGTCTAGTCCCCAGGCAACCGGGCCTTACACCGGTTTGAGTTAACGGGTAGCCCCATCAGCGACACTACTGATGGAAGTGGTGTGATGATATGTATACGGAACGTGCGCGTCTGTTTATGTGCTAGTGGCATAGCATTAATGGTGCGCTATTTTTGTGGCATTTGTTTCCGCAATAGATATATACAATGGTGTGTACATGTATGTGCATGGAAATATATATATATATATGTATATCATCACGCAATCTGTGTGATCGACACCCTAACTGAGGTGATCGTGGTAGCACTACCACCGAATCCAAAGGTAACAACAGGGGAGACACCAGGATCGGTGATCTTGATGCCCCACACAGTGTCAACTAAACTGGCTCCAGAGAGGTTTCGGTAGTACGTGGTGCTTGGGTCTTCAGCGATGGGAGGGGTTAACACACACCCAGTCACATCGTACGTACCCAATGTGAGAGCGAGGGTGTTACCCCCAACCTCTATCCAGATCTGGAACGACCCAACCGTCCCTTTAGGGAAGGTGAGTGTGTTGTTGAGTGCAACCACTGGTAATGAACCCACCATGGTCTTTGCCGATGTACCAAACCAGTACGTGGCAGTCATGCCGCTTGTGAACAATGCACTGCAAGACTCAATCCGGCTTGTTACATTAGAATACAATAGTGGTTTCTTCAGCTCTACCTCATACGTTACCCACAAATCCCCAAGTCGTTTACCAGATGTCTGGCATCCGCTAACCGCAAGATGGGTTAACCCTAAGTCGTACATCAGCACAGAATCCCCTGAGGGGACGGCACCGGTACGGACGTACTGCACGTTAAACGGGTTCTCTTTGGGATCACACTCAATGGGGTGTGCCATGCTATCACACGGTACGACCTCATTGCTCCAAAACTCATTTAACAGCTCTACCTTAGAGCCAGGTGCAACATCATTTGACCGGTATGAGGTTTGTAGCATCACGGTGCCTAAAGAGGCATCAGTGCTGCTAATTGCGGCCCCACTACTCGGTATATAATGGTACACCAGTCCCCGAATCCGATACTCTTGAAAGCTAGCGGCAATATTGGATAACCAAGGGAACGTGCTAGACACACCTGGGTTAATGGGGTAGCTTTGCTGTACCGAAAAACTTGTGGCTGATAACACTTCACCAAGGAACTCACGGTGTCGGATAACCACTGTCTGCTGATCTGTGTGCATCACTGGGATAGCCCCAGCAGCGCGCATAGACTGCTTGACAATTGTGTTGCTGCCAACCGAGTAGTCACCAGCCCCGAGCCAACGACTAAGTGCAGCACCGAGCGAGTGGCCAACTGTGCCTCCCGCTATAGGCTGCCCCATGTACCCACCAGCGGCAGTTCCGGCTGCCATTCCTAGCGACCGAATTGCCTTGCCGAGGGCTGAGACCTCCTTACTAGTGCTCACCTTAGCGACCTTTTTCTTTTTGGGTTTGATCACAACAGTGGTGCGGTTCTTTCGCACCATAGTACTTTCTTTTTCTGTGGCAGGTAATAGGAACAAATATTTTGGTTACTAGTACCCACGCCTTTACGGCGTGAGCACCACACTCAACAGCGGGTTGTGATTGACAGTATAGTCAACCACACTATCATCGAGTTGATAGCATTGGTAGTACTGCTCGAGCGCTACCTGTTCATCAGGAGTGATGCCCCATGCCTCGTAGACTTGAACACGCGTCCAAGGGTCAGGTTGCGTATACTGTTCACGCATCCCCCTGGCCATTAGCCGCATGCCTGTGGCGAATGTGGGATCACCTACCATATTGCTAGCAGCATTGCAACCGATCCGCTGGTAGCATTGGTAGAAGTCTTGCACAATTGGCACTCCGCCAACCAACCACAACCCGCACGTGCCAACGGCTGTCAACCACTTGGCGCGGTGTTTACGGTTTGTTAGAGGATGCACTGTAAGGCTGTCCTTGCGCAACATAACTGGTATGTTACGCACCATCCTACACTCGTCTCCAATCTCGATTGGATGCATCTGACAGAACTCTATCTGATGCAACTTATACACAGGTGGTTCCGCAACCATGCGGAACCCCATCTCCAGGAACCATCCATCCAATCCCTCGATAAACCGACAGTAGTCCTTACGTTCCATCATGACCACGCAGTCGTCACCGTTGTTGAGTAGCTTAATATTGCACCGTGCCTCGTATGCCCATGCATGCACCATTGCACACATTAATAGGCAATTCCCCAGTCCAGTGTTCATATCGCCCGAGAACCGTTTGCCTTTGACATGGTACCTCAACGATCCATCCTTGCAATAGCCACGGCCCTTATTGTTCATCTGCCACGACAGCAGCTTTTCCAGGGTTTTATCGTGGTTGAAAAGTGATAGATAGACGTCGTGTTCCCACGCAAGGGCTTCTGACGATACGTGCATATCAAACTTGGTAGCATCCAAACCTACCGCAACTGGATCGTTGAAAGATCTCCACTTGCCCCGGACTATCGAGCCGATCTCACTGACATTATATCCCTTCATAACAGTCGGCCCGTCTCCAAAGACCCTAGCCACGGCACGATACAGCTTATGCTCAACAGCTTTAATGTAGCGACCAAGGGCTAGGTTATATGCTGGTTTGCGTGGCTGTATGCACCTTGGTGCCTTGGCAGGGTTGACAAGTTCCATCTTGACGAACGCTATTGAATGCGCGTCACTACGTTCCAGTCCTATCTGTGCTATCTTGGCCAGGGCGTTCTCGTAGATTGTGCGGCGTCGACCCGTATACGTATCCAGCACTTGCTGGTAACTCCAACGGGTGGCGTTTCGCATTTCTCCAAGCAACAACCCCCTAAACCTAGATAGCCTCTCCGTGAATAGACCCCTCTTCACGGGTGGTGGAGTCACAAAGCTGTTGCCAACCTTGCAATAGTACATGCGCTCCATGAGCGCACACTCCAATGTGTCTATGTCAGCATTATTCACCACTAGGTCCGCGTTACCTGACACCTCCATCACAGAGTATAACGCGCGTGGTTTTGAGGTTTCCTTAGCGTGCTTGTTGACGGTGCACCTCGGGTCACACAACACCGTGGTGTGACTAACACCGGCAACCACGCCAAGGCCCCCCTACATGGAGCGGACTAGTTCCACCCGCCTATCTCTAAACGGGTGGACAAGTCTGCTCCATATTGAGCGGGGCCTAGCGTCAGCCAGCTTTCCGCGGAGCGCAGCAACTGTGTTCGACTGCATGATGCGAGAGGCCTGAATATCCTCCTCATCAGGTACGAACACCCCCGCTACTACTAACTCCACGGTACGCCTAATGTGGGATGGCCGAACCCCATGTTTCTCCATGATGTTAATAGCCATCCGTCGCACCACTAGCTGGTTGGCCGCGTTAGGTGCAGGGCATCCTAAGCGGTTCTTTATTTCAGCCACAATGGTGCGAGCATAACGTTCTGGCCGTCGGACGCGGCGGTGATGTTTCACCTCCACCACATCCTGAGCTAACCGGTACACGCTAGTGGGCACACCCTGCGGCACAACAGCAGGGTTAAGTGCACCACTGGAAGGTGACATACTCGGAGTACCATCTGATGGTCCGTCTTCTGCACCTCCTCTGGCATTGTCAGAGCCACCTGGTGGGGGCATGCTGGGATGTTTCCCATTCCCCCACACAGCACGTTCGCCAATAATGCACGGCAGTGAGTGGTCAATAGACATCACCTCGTTACAACGGGCAAATGCTACTGCCCTATTAGAGACCATCGTGTTCTCGCCAAACTCCTCAGTAGATTGCAATAATCTACGTGGTTGCATAGCGTCATCACGTATAATCTCGGCAACCGTACAAATCGCGTTCCAGTACTGACATTCGTGCCCTTCCCAGGATTGGGCCATAAGTACAGTATCACTGATCACTGAATTGATCAGGTCTGTTAGGTCCTCAACGTTCATTCCAAAAGCGTTGTGATAATGGCCAGTTCGTGACGCCCTGTCGTTGCAATAATGCACGACGGCCGTGAGTTCCTGCCAATTCACAACGCAGTCACGACAAGCACACCCAGTATGCTCGTCGTCCGAACTAACGTCAGCGTCATAACCCCTCCGGGCTACACCGCCGCCTGGTTCTTCGGTGGCATCCACCACCGGTATGTGCACTCCGTCATTATCAGTGACGACCACACGAGTAGGCTGGACCGTGATGTGATGCACGGTCGGCATATGTGAGTACTCGATGTAGTCAACGCTGAGTGCATCCACGGGCCGGCGTAACATGGCGACGTTTGCCACAACGTCGTCATCATCCACCGCCCCGCAGCACACCCAACGTTCGATCGTTTCAATGATTGTCATGAGCGCACCGGTACTAGTATTGATCAGGG